GTGGATACGTGGAAAAAGGGATTTGGTGAAAATCTTGAAGAGGTAGATAATGCACTAATAAAAGTCTATCAAAATATGCGTGACGTTCCACATGAAGAATTACAAGGGGCATCAGAGAATGTTTTAACACTTGCGAAGCTCTATGATGTGGATTTAAACGAAGCGACTCGTGGTGCTGGACAAGTAATGTCTCAATTTAACTTATCTACACAAGAAACATTTGATTTACTTGCAGCTGGTGCGCAAGCAGGGTTGAATTATTCAGACGAGCTTTTTGACAACCTTTCAGAATATGTTCCGCTCTTCAAGCAGGGTGGGTTCACAGCTAATGAAATGTTTACAATTTTAGCAAATGGAACTCGAGATGGATCGTAAGGAATTGCGCCACATATTAGCGATAATATGTTGGAAACCCTGAATATGCTGGAAACTCCTTAGAGCCTTTAGTACGAGCAAACGCCGTAACAATCTAAAGGATTGGACAATCAGCAGGGATAACCGAAAGGAAGCCCTCAACGACTACCAAAGGGCAACTCAATGAGTTGGTGGTATAGTCTACTCCCTTTTAAATACTGCGAAAGCAGGGGTATTAAGGATAATCTCGATTATATAAACGACCTTGTAAAAGAGTTTGGTATACGTGTACAGGATGGAAGTAAGGGTGTTTCTGATGCTTTTGGAGAATTACCCCAAAAGACACAAGATGTTTGGGAATCGTTCAAAAATGGAAAAGCGACAGCGGCTGATGTGTTTAAATCAGTTATTGGAAGTTTGAAAGAAATGGACAATCAAGTTGAAGCCACTCAGCTTGGTACTGCTATTTTTGGAGTTAAATTTGAAGATATGGGTAACAAAGCTGTTTTAGGCTTAACTGATGTAAATGGTGGTCTTGGTGACGTAAATGGCAGTATGGAAGAAATGAAAAAGATTCAAGAAGAATCACTTGGTCAACAATTTCAAAAAGCGTTAAGAGAAACACAAGCGGCCTTAGAGCCGATTGGTCAGAAATTGGCTGATCTAGCACAAACTATTTTACCGCCATTAGTTGAAGGGATTAAATCAGTGGTGGAGTGGTTTACAAGTTTACCTGAACCGATTCAAAATTTTGTTTATATTTTTGCTGGATTAGTAGCTGTAGTAGGTACTTTGGCGCCCATCATTGCAGCAGTTGTAGTATCGGTTGGTGTATTGGGTACAACGCTTGGAGTTGTCATGCTTATTATCGCAGGAGTATCTGCAGTAATAGCCGGAGTTATTTGGGCTATTCAAAACTGGGGTGCTATAACTGATTGGCTTTCAGAGAAGTGGTCGCAATTTAAAGATTGGTTTGGTGAATTGTGGGATAGTATAGTCCAGACTTGCGAAGATGCTTGGTCTGCTACTGTAGATTATTTTTCTGATGCCTGGTCTTCATTCTTAGATATGGCACATGAGTTTTTTGAACCTATTGGGCAATTCTTTGCTGATTTGTGGAATGGTATCTTAGAGACAGCATCGGAAATTTGGACAGGTATTACTGATTATTTTTCAGAATTGTGGTCTTCATTCATCGAACTAGCAAATAGTATATTATCTCCTTTAGGTGAATTTTTCAGTGAATTGTGGACGGGTATTGTTGAAACAGCAACTTCTATTTGGGATCAATTAAAAACAGCTTGGGAAGAAACTTGGAATACAATACTTACAGTTTTAGATCCGATTATTTCTCTTATTTCAACTGTTCTAGAAGCTGGATGGTTACTAATCCAAGCAGGTGTACAAATTGCTTGGGCCGCTATTAGCCGATATATTATTGAGCCGATTCAAAAAGCTTATGAGGAAGTAAGTAAAAAGATTAGCGAATTAGCAACCTGGTTAAGTGATAATTGGGAGCTAATAAAAGCGGCAGCTCAAATTGCTTGGGATATGTTTAAACAACATATCATTCAACCAGTTCAGGAAGCTTGGAATACAGTGAAAGGAAAAATTGGAGAGTTGACATCCTGGTTATCTAGTAAATGGGAAGAGATTAAATCTTTTACATTAGCAGCTTGGAATTTAGTAAAACAATATGTCATTCAACCTGTTCAGGAATTGTGGAATACAACGAAACAAAAACTTGGTGAATTAGCAAATTGGATAAATTCAAACTGGGAAAAAATTAAATCTATGACACTTTCAGCGTGGAATGCGGTGAAGCAATATGTTATCCAACCAGTTACAGAAGCTTATAATTCAGCAAAACAAAAGTTTAGTGAATTATATAATAGTGCGAGAGAAAAATTTGATTCAGTGAAGAATGCCGCACAAGAAAAATTTCAAGCGGCTAAGCGGTTCATTATGGATCCAATAAGGGAAGCGGTTGATGGAGTGAAAGGATTCATTGATAAGATCAAAGGATTCTTTACGAATTTGAAACTAAAAATTCCTAAACCAGAAATGCCTAAGCTTCCACACTTTAGTCTGCAGACTAGTCACAAAAATGTTTTGGGAAAAGATATTGAATATCCATCTGGATTTGGAGTAGAATGGCGTGCTAAAGGTGGTATTTTTACACGTCCCACTATTTTTGGAATGAATAATGGGAGTTATCAAGGTGCAGGAGAAGCTGGACCAGAAGGTGTTTTACCTCTTAATGAAAAAACGCTTGGAGAGATTGGAAGAGGAATTGCATCTACGATGCCACAACAAACAAGTAAAGACCGTCCAATTATATTACAAGTTGATGGAAGAACGTTTGCTCAAATCACTGGTGATTATACAGATCATGAAGGTGGAGTGCGGATTAGAAAAATTGAAAGGGGACTAGCATAATGTATGGAATCGTGTTTGATGGAAAGCATTCGTATTACGATATGGAATATACTATTTCAGATAGAGATGTAGGTTTTCCGTCAAAAGAAAAAATCATTGTGAAAGTTCCATTTTCAAATGTTGAATATGATTTTAGTGAAATATATGGTTCACAAACATATACTTCAAGACCGTTAACCTATACCTTTAATGTTCTAAAGAGAGGGAACTATACACCGGAAGCGATGAACGCTGCAAAAACAGAGTTGATTAATTGGCTTATGAACAGTGGCGGAAAACAAAGACTCTATGACGATGCTCTACCTGGTTATTATTTTTTAGCTGAAGTAGAAGATGCAGCATCATTTGAGGATGAATGGGAAACAGGAACGCTTAAAGTTACATTTAAAGCCTATCCATTCATGATCTGTGAAATAGCTGAAGGTAATGATATTTGGGATACATTCAACTTTGATTTAGATGTTTCCCAAATGACTGATTTTAAAGTGAATGATTCATTAACCATTATGTTATTAAATGTAGGTACTCCAGATGTAACACCTACTATTAGTACATCGAGTCGGATGACAATTATTAAATCTGGAATCACTTATTCTATATCAAAAGGTGTTACAAAAGACGATAATTTTAAACTGAAATCAGGCGAAAATATAATGACCATCAAGGGTGAAGGTAAAATATCATTCCGGTTCTATAAGGAGCTGATTTAATGTATAAAGTAACGATTATTAATGATGGTGTACCAATCACTGTTCATAGTCCAGATGTGGATGGCATTAAATTAGCTTCTGGGGTAATAAAAAGGGAAATAAATTTAATCGATTCATTTAGATTTGGATTTTATATGAATAACCCTGGTTTTAATAAAATTAAACCACTTAAAACTTTAATTCATGTTTTTAATACTCATACCCAGAAGTATGAATTTGAAGGACGGGTATTAGGGCCGAGTAAAGATATGGATAACTCAGGGCTTCATAGTGATTCGTATGAGTGCGAAGGGGAACTTGGATACTTGCATGATTCTATTCAGAAACATTTGGAATTTAGGGGTACACCAAAGGAACTATTCACAAAAATTCTTGAGTATCATAATCAGCAAGTAGAAGAGTATAAACGATTTATAGTTGGAAATGTAACGGTTACTAATTCTACAGATAATCTCTATCTTTATTTATCTGCTGAGAAAGATACATTTGAAACCATTAAAGAAAAATTACTAGATAAATTAGATGGCGAACTCCAAATACGTAAAGTAAACGGAGTTCGTTTTTTAGATTATTTAGAACGGGTTGGTGAAGATAAGAAGGCTGAAATTAAGATTGCAAAAAATCTAATAAGCATGTCTTGCGACATAGATCCGACTGAAATTATTACTCGTTTAACACCTTTAGGGTCACGAATTGAATCAGAAGAAGAAGGGGCAACCGATGCATCCGAAGCACGTTTAACTATTGAATCTATCAATAAGGGGGTGCCTTATCTTGATGATGTGGAAGCAATAAAGGAATTTGGTATACAAGGTGGTTCAATTACATGGGATGATGTAACGCTTGTTGAAAATTTACTTTCTAAAGGGAAAGAATGGCTTAAAAATCAGAAGACGGCACATGTTCAATACAAAATTAGTGCAGTTGATCTATCTTTGATTGGATTGGATATCAATTCATTTGAAACGGGAAATACTTACCCGGTTATTAATCCAATCATGGGAATAAATGAGCGATTAAGGATTGTAGGGAAATCTTTAGATATCAATAGTCCACAAGATGCATCACTTACAATTGGTGATAAGTTAAAAACGCTCAATCAATACCAAAGTGATTTGAATTCATCTTCTCAAAAAGTAATTGAATTACAACGAACAGTATCAAGACAAAGTAACAAAATTAGTTCACTGTCAACTTCTTTAGAAAAAGCAGAGGTAGAATTACAAGCCTTGAAATCAGCCGTTGAGGATGCTGATTTGGAAGAGGTAATCCAATTAGTATCTAATTTAGGGGATTCACTAGAGAAAATTGAAGAAGAAATACAAAAACTGCCTACATCGGAAGTCATTTCTGAAATTCAAGGTAACGTTGAAACGAATGCTAAAAAGATTACTGCAGTTGATAAAAGGCTGGTAACCAGTGAGAAAGCAATTGAAACAAACAGCAAGGAGATCACGCTGATGAACAAGGATTTAGAAAATATCAAAGAACGTTTAGCTGCTTTGGAAAAGGGAGGCGAAGAACTTGGCTAATGTAATGAGTTTTATAAATAAAATTCGAAATGCAGTGTATGGTAAAGATGTTCGAAAATCCATTGCAGATGGAATAGAAGCCATTAACAAAGAAACAGAGTCAGTTTCCAAATTAGCGAATAAAACTGATAAAAGAGTCGATAACCTTATCCTTAATGCTGGTGGGGATAGCAATGAAGAGGTTGTGGATGCTCGAGGGAAATTTGAGTTACTCGGCAGAAGGCTAGATGATGTTGATAAAAAAATAGAAGTAGCAGAGCTGGTGACGGGTGCAGCATCCGAACATTGGAAACCTCCAGTACAACCAGATTGTAGTTCTGATTCACCGTTGTTTCCACCTGATAGGGATCCAGAGAAATTCATTACAAATATGTACGATCCACTTGTAAAAGCTGATCCAGGATATGTTCGAAAGGAATTAATGGGTAAAGACCAATCTGGCCAACATAATATTTACAAGTTTATTTTTGAACCTAAAAATCCTGTAAAAGAAGTGATTGTTGCAGCTGGTACACATGGTAATGAGTTTACATCTGAATTTGTAGTCCCTTTGCTTTTAGGGCATATTGTTAAGGATTGGGCGAAGCATCCACAACTTGCATATATTCGTCATAACGTGCGAATTATCGTACTACCAATGATTAATCCTTGGGGATTCCGAAACTTTAGACGTCAAAATAGCCGCGGTGTCGATTTGAACCGTAACTCATCTTATCTATGGGATGAATATACATCAATCAAAGGAAAACCAGGCGGAGAATATTATAAGGGTGAAGCGCCATTTAGTGAAGTTGAAGCACGTTATGTAAGGGATACTATCAATCAACATAAAGATGCCTTTGCATTCCTTGACTTACATACAATAATCACTGTGGAAGCGGAATTCATTATATTCACTCCACGGCATAAGAACAGCTTATATAGTATTTTCACCAATGTTATTCGTTCAATGTACAAACAAGATGATCGTATTGTATGGGGAACAAGTGCAGTTCCTACATTCTCAAACTTTGCAGCTAATGAGCATGGTATGTTGGCGGCAAACCCAGAATGGAAAAACCTTTTACGTGGTAAAAAAGAACGTGATTCTGTAGAAATGACAACGGCACTTGAATGGTATGGAAATATCATTATTCAAGCGTGTGCTATGAAGAAAAAACCGAATGGTTTTGTTGGTGATGAACCTTTTACTAAACGACTTGTTTATAAAAATAACGGCTTAAATCCTGTTGTTTATTCTAAGAAATATGAAGATAGAGTTCCACACACTTACTTTAATTTCCCTATTTTAAGGCAAGGTATCGCAACGCTTGGAGGATCAATAACTGTAAGTACAAAAGAAACTCTCACCTTAACTTTGAACCCTTTAATTTATCAAAAGTTTCACCGTGATAATAGTTATGACAAAATGCTAGCTGGTAGATATTTCGAGTCAATCCATACGTTGGGACCAGGCACACATACAATTCCGCTAGATGGGGAAATATTAGCTTTTCCATCTAACTACAATGTTACACATGATGGTACAAAACGAACCGAATATATCGGCATCCAAGTTCGTGCATCCGTATCAAACGGGAGTATTACGCTCGAGGGGTATCGCGCCGCAGTTAGGTTTGAATCTAGTGATAGCGGTGATGCAGTTGCAAGATATGACGGAACAGGAAAAGAACATATTCCAGATGAAGAAGCTTATGAAAAGGTTTATCCGCTTCCTAAGTTTGAATTAGACGATGAAGAAATCTCAGAATAGAGGTGAAAAAATGATATACAAAGACGGTAATATAAAACTAAATGCAGATGCTGTTGCGGATACAGTTTTAACATCGATTGTATTTGAATCGCATGATATAGACACCGCAAGACTATTAATGAGAATTGAAAAAGATAGACAAGCACTTCCACTTTCAGCATTAACAGCGAAGTTATTTATGAAGTTTTCAGATGGAAGTGTTGATTTTGATGATGCTGTAATTAATGACAAAGTGGATGGATTAGTTTCCTATATACTCAAAGGAAATATGATGCGCCCTGGTATTGTAGGCGCAGAATTATATCTTTATTACGATAATAAGCAAATCCTTTCTACGCATAAATTTACATTTAGAATCAATAAATCAATGATTGATGAAGATAATACAGGATTAGCAGAATACTATGTATCTGATTTTGAAAAGCTGAAAAATGAAGTGTATACCACAGTTGAAGAGATTCAAAGTGTGTTAGAAACAGTAAAAGGTCAAATTAATACAGCTCTTTCTAAATTTGAGGAAGATAGCACAGCGTTATTAAATGATTCACTAGCAAAAATTAATGAAGCGCAGCAGCAATTTGATAGCATTGTCAACGATGCAGCGGTTGTAGTAAATGAAGCGAAAAAAATTAACATTCCATTTCTACAGCAAGCACAAACAGAAATGCAAGGACTGAAGAAAGATGTTAGCGATACAAATAAACGTATGGATAACATCGTTGCGAATGGAAACAAAGATAATACAGAAATAGTAGATGCTCGTTTAGGAGCCGATGGAGTTGCTCGTGGATCTGTTGGTACTCTTATTCGTGAAATCCATAAAAATACTATGGAGACTGAAAAGAAAACACAATTACTACAGCATGGTGTAAATGTGGTAAATGCTTCTGTACCGAGTCCATTAGGAATTGAAGTTCCAGGACGTACCTTGGTTAATTTGTTAGGTAACAAGGGTAACATGGTAGATTCCGATGGTGATGGCATGGCTGATTTATTCACTAGTAAATTTAATATGGCTAAAACACCTGAAGTAATCCATAAAAACGGCAGGTTGTGGCAGGTTGCTTATTCAGTCCCGGAGGATAAATTCACATCTAGAGGTCTGAGTAGCCCTTTTAAATTAGATAAAGGCAAGAAATATATTGCGTTAGTGGATTGTTATACAGATGAAGATAAAGTAAGAGGCCATTTGTATTTTCATTTAACTAATGACACGAATGCCGCGAAAATTTTCGATGTACCTAAAGGTGTTGTCGTAGTTCAATATTTAAAATTCAATCCAGCAGAGGATATTGACAGATTAGTAATCTATAATTATTCAGACGTGGGACTAACTACTTCTATTGGGTACTCTAACATGAGAATTTATGAGGTTGATGATGCAACATATAACAAAATAGACTTAGACCCGGAATATGTTGGGCAGAAACTAGCAGACAAGTTCCCTTATGTTGAAGGTGTAAAACATTTGAATCCTGTTATTTCTGCTGAAGGAGAGAACTTATTCCCACCGTTTACTGAGTGGAATCTACATGCCAATGCGAAAATTATGAGTCCATATGAAATGGAATTAGAGGCAAATGGCTCTTATCAAATGTCTACTGTTGATATCAAAGTAATTCCAAATCAGGATTATTACATTGCTGTGGAATCCAATAAGTTTCTTGAGGTATGGAGTAAAGACGGAAAAACAGGTCTTGCTTTTGGAAAAGGAAAATTCAATGTTGGTAATCTAACTGAAATTAGAGTTAGATTTTTGAATGATACTGAAAAAGGTAAATTCCATTTTAGGAATCCAATGCTAACTCTTGGAGACAAACCAAAACCATTCGTACCAAAAAATACATCGTATTTATATACGAATGCTATATTAGCCGGATTAAATGGCATAAATGACGTGCTGTACAAAGACGGAACAGAATGGAAAGTATTGCGTAAATGGGAACGGGATTTTCCTTTAGATAAGTTACCAAACTGGCGACACAATACAAACTTCACTGGATATAAACGATTGCTTTCAGATCAGCCAGCGAACATTGTTGCACTAAGTGGTAATATGTACGCTGTTAGTCCAAATGGAACTGTTTTAAAAGGTGAAGCATACAGCACGGCAGCACAATCAAACGATGCAGTAGGGACAGGAAATACAACATTCTTTTTAACCGTTTCTAATACTGTTAGTGGTTGGGGTGAAGCATATACACCTTCCACAGATGAAATCCTTGCATTCTTGAATGGATGGGCAGTAAAAACGGCTGATACAAACGGAAAACCTACAGCATGGAAGTCTATTGTGGATGGCAGCGATGCACCAACCCAGACATTAGCTTTTGTTAAAGCGAATAAAGCAGTGAATTATACACCGTATAAATTAACATATCAGCTTCTTAAACCGACTATTGAAGTGGTACAAGTAGAGGGCGATATCGTTGTGGACGGACCTACACAAGTTACTGTTGATAGCGGAGTTGTGGTTAGGGAGAAGGTACCATTTGACTCAGGTACTAAAAAGGGCGTTCTTAGTAAGGCTTCTGCTAAAGTCATTGCTGTATATAAAGAATTAGAACCTGAGCCTTTTACAACGTATATCGAAAATGGACAAACATATCCGCAGCTTATGAATAATGTCGATGCAGCAAAGAACTATTACGTAACGTATTTACTTATGAATAAGCATAAATACACAACAAACGCAGTCGATGTAAAAACAACATACAATCAATCAGTACGTTCTACCATTGATGATATGAATGTAAGACAAAGTGATAATACAACAATGATCTCAATCCACTCAGCATTGCTAGTGGATATTTTAGCGCGCTTAAAAGCAGAGGAGATGAAGAAATGAGTCAATTGGACGAAACGGTTCAGAATCTAGTTAATGCAGGTGTAATTAACATTGAAACATATAATCAGAAGGTTGAACAATACAAAGAGGAATCACCTACACAGGCATTGCGTAAGCAAAATGCAGCGTTAATTCTTGACTCAATGCAGCAAGAGGAACAAATAGCTGACATGAGCGGACGACAAGCTGATTTAATTTTACAACTAACTAAAGAAGGAGTGCTTTAATATGGCAATTCAAAAGGCAGCAGGACTAGATTTTTATAAAGTTTGTAAGGATTTCTTTCCAGAGTTTTATGATGAGGAAGATGTAGCTATCTTTGTAAGACGAGGAAAGATCACACCAGAGGAATACGAAAAAATCACTGGTGTACCGTATCAACCAACAGAAGATAAATAAATTGAGGGGAGCGGAAACGCTTCTCTTTTATTTTAAATAAGGAGGAAAGAATGTGGATCGTATTGATGTATTACTAAAAGCATTTATAGCTACGTTTGGTGGCTTCTGTGGGTATTTTTTGGGAGGATGGGATACAACATTGAAAGTTCTAGTTATCATGGCAGCTATCGACTATTTAACAGGAGTATTCGCTGCGGGATTTAATGGAGAGTTAAAAAGCAAAATAGGTTTCAAAGGCATCGCCAAAAAGGTGGTGCTATTTTTATTAGTTGCAGCAGCTACTCAAGCTGATTTAGTTATAGGAACAAATAGTGCTATTCGCGAAGCGACGATCTTCTTCTTTATGGGTAATGAATTGCTATCGCTTTTAGAAAACGCTGGACGTATGGGAATTCCATTACCTTCAGCATTAACAAATGCAGTTGAAATTTTAGGTGGTAAACAAAAACAAGAAGAGAAAAAAGGAGATGTTGAATAATGGGTAAATTTGCGGGTTCAGGTGGTCATAACTATATCGTTCCAGGTGCAAACAGCATTTATGGGAAAGAGCATGTAGAGGATAGAAAGTTTCTAGATGCAGTTGCTAAATATGTACAAGCAGCTGGATGGAAATATGTAAACTGTTCTGATGAAGTTGGAACAACACAAACCGCAGTTTGGAGCAATGCAGCAAATAATCATTTACGTGTAGCAGATAGTAACGTGGATTTACAGTTTCATTTAAACGCTACTCCAGGTGGTACAGGCTGTGAAGTTTGGTTGCATCCTTCATATGGAAATAGAGAATTGGCAGCGAAAATTTCAAAGGCTATGGCTGATGCATTTGGATTAAGAGATCGAGGAATCAAATTATCTACTGATTTAGGTTGGATCAATAAAACGAAGACAGGTTTATTACCTGAGATTTGTTTTATCGATAATGAAGTTGATATGCAAAAGTACCGAGATAACTTTGATAAAGCGGCTAAAGCAGTAGCTGAAGTCATTGTTGGTAAATCTATTCAAAATGGAGGTGGCAACGTGAATAATGGCGGTTATCAATACGTTAAATCAGGTGGATTTGGTACAAATTATCTAAACGAAGCAATTCAAGCAATGAACGAACGAGGAACGAAAGGTAGTGTCATTACTGATCCACTTACAGGATTATGCTATATCCAAACTGAGGTTTTACCTAATGCAGAACTAGATAAAATTACTTGGTGGATGGATACTAGACCAGGTGGAAAATGGTTTTACGAATATATCAAAGTGAAATAATAGTTGAAGCCGTCCTTAATTGGGCGGCTTTTTTATTATTTCTCTGATTTTTCTAGATTCAAAATTATAGTTAATTATTACTTAATCCAGTCAAATACACGACATTTTTTACACATTACAGATCCACTATCATCAGTAGGTTCTGTAAAGTCATGACCATTTTGTTTACACTGTAAGTAAATTCCGTGTTCTCTTATTGAACTTTCTAAACGACCAATACTACTAAGGTGACCAAAATAAACTTCACGATCTTTTATTAATTTTTTTTCTGCTGCATCAATTGAATAACCTTGATTTATTAAAGTATCAAACCATTTAACAATTTTGTCATCGAGTGTTTTACACATACAAACATCTCCTTTTCTTTTATAATGTTTTTATTTATTACAAATCAGAAATTCTTCTAACTTGTTTTTCCTTCTTCTTAAAGTTCTTCTTATAATCTTTGAATTCTTGTTTATCCACATAAAACTTTTCACCAGTAGCTACATTCTTTACTAATCGTGTTTTCATGAAAAAGAATTTTGTATAATAGTAAACTAAAAATGCCACTAAAGAGAAAGTAAAGGTTGGAATGAATAGAATAACCGCAACGATTATTAACGCAACATCAACAGAAGAATATATTGGCTTTAAAACTATACGTTTCCCAGTTGCCGCTTGAGCTTGTTCTAATTGTTGCATACGTTGTAGCGATGCTACAGTATCATAACTCATGAAATAACCTCCTGATATATCGTTAGTTTACTTGATTAATATTCTTTGTCCACTTTTCGTAACTCTGACTGTGTAAGTCCATATGTCTCTGTTGTACAACCTGCTAACAACATAATTGGAACTGCTAATGTTACTAGTTTCTTTGTTTTCATTACTAAATTGCCCCCAATTGATAATCTCTAAGCTGTTACTTACCTTCTTTGTTAATCTTAAAGAGTTTATTTAAAGAAGGAGTCCATTCTTCATTACCCTTTTGAAGGTTATCAGTACCGTTTCTTACTAAGTTTATTGTTGTTTTTATATCAGCATCAGACTGGTGGTCATTGATAGCCTGATTGATTTCCTTGAATCCACCTTTCATAGACTTAATACCTTCAATAATCTTTTCATGGTCGTCTTTATATTCAGAAGGAGGTTCAATGTTTGCTATCTTATCAAGTACTGCTTCTGAATTGTCTATAACATCTAACAAGTCATGTTTTGAACCCACCCCTTTAAGGAAAGAATCAAAAGACGTACCAAACGGGTCTAACTGTCGGTAGAACTCTTTATGGTAGTCTAATATGGTAGAAGGATATTCTCTTGCTGATACTGTTTGTTTATTGTCTTCCTTACTTACTGTTTCTGTCTTAGGTTCAGATGATTTTTCTGATACCCCACAACCTGCTAATAATAGAACAGGTATTGCTAATGATACAAGTTTTGTTGCTTTCAT